GAAAAATTGGCCGCTGGTGATATTAGAAGTATCGCCTGCCCGCCAGCAGATCACCTTCATACCGGACAGAGATTGTTCGCTGATATGAATCGTAGAATTACGGCGGCGCATTTGCTTTGTGCATCAGCAATCGGGCTATCAACCACCAATGGTTGGTGGTCCCAGATGGTGTTCAAGCTGGCCATGCATGAAATGGGCTTCGCAGGCGACGAGTCTAAATGGGATGCCTCCCTCAAGGAAATCCTTATGAACGTTGCTCGCGATTTACGTATTTGTGCTCTTCCGGCCGAAGCCGAGAGAATTCGCAACTACTATACAGCCCTAGTTCACACCAACTTTAGAATGCCTGATGGCACCATTATAAGGAGAAGGCAGGGAAATCCTTCCGGCTCCGTGAACACTTCATATGATAACACTATCATATTGTTCTTCCTAATGGCCTATTGTTGGGTTGTGAACGTAGATGATGACTATAGACACTTTATGGAAATAGTGGCTATGGTCTTGTACGGGGATGATAACACATTTACCGTACGCAGGGACTATCTTGGAGTTTATAACCTCAAAACCCTAGCTGCGGCTATGGCAGATTTTGGAGTTAAGCTCAAGAATCCCGATGATCCGCCGAGACATTATTCAGACCTGGAGTTTCTTAGCCATAAGTGGAAAAAAGTACACGGCTTCTGGTTACCCTACATGGATTCCAGAAAACTCAAAATAGGTATGTATTACTCGGAGTACCCCGGAGATGCTTGGATGCAAGCTCTCATGATCATCGAATATCTCATTACTAATCCATTTGACGATGGCTTTTACGAATATTGCCTCGCTCAATTGGAATACCTTTACCCCCACCTAATACCTGCGGACGTCCAATGGTTGAAGAATCATATCCCGACGAAAGACGAATTGTTCAATCTGTACACAGGTGCAGAAGGATCATTGTCTACGGGAGAGAAACCTCTTCCAGGACGACCTCAGTGTAAGGCTAAGGCCCGAGTGAGGAATTTTAAAAGTACGCCTCATTTTGAAGAGAAATCTTCGAGACGCAAAGGTAAGCGATATACTACAGGAGTCACAAGCAGCAAAGTTTCTGATCCTACAGAACCGTTAGTAATGAGTACAAGTAACGAGCCCATTCAATTGGGCGACATTCCGACACCCGCAGTGGAAGATGTCAAAAGAGGCAAAAAGATATTGAACAGCCCAATGCTGTCCAATCA